AACTCAAGGCAAGCGTCACAAAGACAATCACCGTTGAGCCTACGATCAGCAATGCCACCACGCTTGCATGGTTTACCAGTAAAGTAAGTTTTAAGCCCCAAGGCTTGCGCTTGCTTCCTGTTTATTGGCTTGGTCATTACGCTCCTTTGGCGGTCTGCCCATTCTAGGCTTGTCAGATTTTAACTCTTTTACCACATTTTCCAACATTTCAAGACGCATTTCAAGTTCTTTTATCTTAGGGGCAAAATTAGTCCCTTGGCGTTCTACATACATTACACAATCCATTTCTGAGGTTTATTGATAGATTCGCCCCAAGATGAATGTCCTTCATCCAGAGCAACAGCGACATATCTCCACGAGTCTGCTGCGTGACTATGTTGGTCATGCAAAGGCTTGTTAGAGAACATTTTGGTATTTGGGTCAACATCGTAGCGATAGTGCCTCAAGTTCTGGAGGCCATCAGCGCAGTTTGTTGAGTGGATAAATGCCCTGTCTAACAGCAACCGAGCAGCGTTAATGCCATCAGCAACTGATAGTTTTGGCGTAATCCTGACTGGTTTACCCATGCCTTGCAGAATATCCTTGACCGATTTACCAGTCATATTCTTATTTTCAGCATCGTGAGGCAACCACCAATCTTTATAAACATATCCTTTGTCTTGCAAGACTTGGGCGTAATGGTCAATGGTCTTTTGGCAGTTTTGGTAGAAGTCAATAACTCTAACCTCACCACCAGCAATCACCTGAACAAACCAGATTGAGGTCATGTCAGCCCATCCTAAATCCCAGAATGTTTGAACAGGAATAGACTTATCAATACTCAGGTCACGGATTCTGTTTTCTTCTAATGCTTTACGCAACTCATTAGCGTACACAGCACCATCAAGCATTTGCCTTGTATGACCCTCCCACACATTTAGGTAGGAATCCATATCTTTTGCTTTAAGCTGTTCCAATTCATCCTTTAGAACATCAGGAAACCAAGGGTTATCACTATGATTGACCTTGACAACAAAAGCATTGTTAGGAGGACTGACCACAAACCTTTTGTAAGTTTCATCAGTATCTAAGTCAGGGTTAAATGTTACCCATATCTCAGAGTTAGGCTTTCGAATAGTCGGTATTAGGGTTTCCCATGAGGATTTAGATACAGCTTGGCCTTCCTCCACCCAACAAATATCTACACCCTCAAAAGACTTAATTGATGTGACATTGTGCTTTAAACCTACAAAGGAGAACTCTGAGCCATTTTTTCCATAGATAGCTGTCCTTTGTATGTCAAAGAGATCTGCTGCACCCATAGCTTTAATTTGGTCTGCCAACAAAGCAATTACAGAGTCTGAGATTGAATTTTGTAACTCACGAGCGCATAAAACCCTAATAGGGCTTTTCATTGATAAAGCAATCAATGCCCTAGCAACACTCCAAGACTTAGCAGAGCCACGACCACCATAAAGTATTTTGTATCTCTTTGGCTCAAACAGGAATCCTAGCTTTTCAGGAAAGTCTAGTTCAATCTGCATTAGGACGCTTTAGATTGATGTTGATGCCTGAAATTTGCATTGGGCCACCATCAGCACCAGTCATCTCAGTTCTATTTAGCTTTGGAGTAGCATACTCAGCCATTTGAGCCAACAAAGTTAAAGCACCTTTAGGGTCTGCTTTTATTTCTTTGTCTGGGTTTCCCTCTGCTACCTCTGTGAGCCATTTAGAGACATTATCAGCGTTATCCTCTAGCAACCTACTAACAGTCTCTCTAAACGTCTTGGTGGCCTTGTTAACGCTTCCAGTAGGCCGTCCTCGACCTCTGTTTGTTAAATTTTCAGAATTATTACTCTGTAATTTATTCATTTTGTTTGACTCCTCTAGGGTTGGTCAAGGTTAGTATCTGCTCACATTAAGCAGATTTAGTATATCACTTGCCTTTTTTCATTACTTTTTTAGCAGAACTCAAGGCAATGGCAACAGCTTGCTTGGGGTTCTTGACAACCTTACCACCCTTACCAGAGTGCAGAGTGCCTTCTTTGTACTCACCCATGACCTTGCCAACTTTTTTCTGACCAGCTTTTGTCATCTTCATAACTGCACCTGTTGTTTTTTTACCACTTAACCTTGTTTGCCCAGAAAGCAGCACTCATCTTGCCTTTGGCGATATTGTCCGCATGACGAGCCTTGAACGCTTCGTTACGCTTCGTGCCATCAGCAGAACCTTTTACGCCTTGCTGACCAAAACGAATCAGCTTCACATCCTCACCAGACTTCGCTAAAACAGCGTGAGACTTGGTTGGATGGTCAGGAGTTCTCTTAGGCTTGTTATAGCCAGAAAACTGCTCTGTGCCTCGTTTAATCACTTTTTAGGCTTCTTTGCTTTGTTCTTTGCAGTACGCTCACCCCTGACTGGCATGGGTTTAGTCTTCTTCTGCATAAGTTTCTGCATCATCTCCAGAGCTTGCTGATTTGTCGTTCCCATGTTTTTCCTCGGTTATTGGCCCACCTGCAATCCATGCTTCACAAGTTCTCTTAGAAGCACACTTAAAATCAAATACTTCGCAGTAACCTAAGTCACCAGCGTCAATCACTTCCCAAGCATCCATCTCCTCGCCATTCATCTCCAAGCCTGACTCAATGCAAGCAAGCATCTTTGGTGTTTGGATAAAAGCTGAACAGTTACCACAGCGAGACTTCTTAGCTTGATCTGGGGAATTTCTCCAAGTCTTACTGATCTTACGCCAGTAATCCATGTTGGCTTCGTTGGGATTCATTGGGCCATAGTTAGCCTTGTCGATGGCCTTCTGACGATTCTCAAGATTGACCTCTACATCGCCTGTAGCAACAGGACAAGCCTCGCCTTTTTTCTCTTGGCTTTGTATCTCAATTTCAATCTTAACGGATGGTTCTAGCAAGCCTGTCATGGCAATCCTCATGGAGTTTGTACTATTTTCGCACAAAAAAAGAGGGCATACAAGCCCTCAAAACTCATGGCAACGAGTGCCTCTATCCTATCAACTTTCTCAGGGTTTCGTTTAAAACCGACATTTCTGTGTGTTTATAAACTGACCAGATTCTTGCTTGTCCGTGGATTCCATTGTGAGAACCCTGATGGCAGTCCTTACACAGCGGAATACAAAGATACTGCTGGTGCTGCTCAATGTGGTGAGCATCTGATGGCCCTGCCTGACCACAGACCCCACAAGGCATCTCTTTGACCCTTGCAAGGTGCAGTCTCTCTCGACTAGAAAGTTTGTTATTCAATCTCTACCACCAGATTTCCATTTGACTTTATGTAGTCTTTTGTTTTCTGAATGTACCTCTCAAACTCTGATCTCGAGATACTTCCCTGTTGTAGATCAGCATAACTAATTAGTTCCCTGATCGCTTGTATCGTTTGCCCATCCAAACCCATCTTTTTTGTTTCTTGAAAACGTAAAGCGGCTTTATGTAGTCCTTCTTGAGCCTTCTCACATACAGGTAGCACCTCTGGGCCTATCCCATTCTTTCCCATCATTTCACACAGATTTAACACATCTACCAAGATACGCCAATCAGAGATAGTTCCAGAGCCTTTTGTCATTGCGTCTAGTGCTGAGTATTCAAGGAGTCTGAGTTTGTCCAGCTTGTCCCTGTGGGTTATTGAGGCTCCCACTATTGCATGGGTCACATTGTCTACCAGATTCCAATGCTTCCTCTTTGTTTTCTTGCGAGTCATTATCTTTTCCGAAAATTGCATCCCATCTGTTTGAGTATTCTTCATTAGTTACTGAGAATTTTCTTGGAGTAGAACCTTTGCCCATTGTCTTCCTTATCTTGGTTGTTACATCTATGTCTATTTGCGGCTTGTAGTGCCTCAAAAGCCCATTTACAGTTAGTGCATACCCAGTACGGCGGGTTATTGGGTGCGTCTCTTTTTTGTTCAAGCATCTTGTTGTCCTTTAAATTTCAATCCATGCAAAACCATTGCTTCTTTAACAAATTGCAATCCTTTTACGCCCAGATTTGGAATTCGCCTTACTTCTCGTTCTGTCCAGTTGCAAAGATCTTGTTTCATTAAGATATTCTCTGACACTAAACATCGGTGATACCTAATCGGCAAATCAAGGTCTTTAATGTCAGAGTTTTGCTGTTTGTGTTGCATCTCTTGTTCTTTTTGCCACTCTCTCAAAATACGCTCACGATGCTCAAGCATTTCTACAGCCATACGATAAGAAGTTTGAGCCATGGCAAAAGGGTTTGTAACTCCCATTTTTTCAATTAATGCTTGCATTGCGTTTACCGCAAAATGATCTAGTATTTCTGTTTTTGTCATTTTTTCATCCCCCTTACAAAAGCAGCAAAACTCTGTGCCGTATCACCCAATGACTTCATTAAGCTAAACTCATGGGCTACCTCATCTAGCGTCTTGTTGCGTACTGGACAGTTTCTTCCTTGGGTACAG